AACAGCTTTTTGAAAACAACAACAGCTTATGCTGGCGCGTTGGGTCTTTCTTCGTCTGTTGGTATAGTTGGTGCTAATGATTTTACTGCTAGCTTAGCGTTCCCAGAAATACCAACTGTTACTACCTCTTCAGCTTATTATATCACTAGACCAACAAGTATATATTGGGGTATAAAAACTACAGTTGATAGCACAAAACTATTCAATAATGAAGTAACAGAACACTTAAGAACAATACCAGCGGGTGTTGGTTCTGCCGTTCAAGAATATTCATTTGTGTTTTCATTAGACGACATTTCAGGAACACTAGCTGATGGCTCAACTGATAGATACATTGCTGCTTCATGGGCAGAAGGTAATCGTAAAGACGGCAAATCTTTAACATCTAAAATCTCTGGTAGCTCAACTTTAGATAACTTATTAAATCTTGCTAATAAGTTTACACTTCCTCTAGTTGGCGGCTTTGAAGGTTTAAATATTAAAGAAAAAGAGCCATTTAACAATTCTAGAGCTTTGATTAACAATAAAACAGAACTCACTTCTTATGCAATTAACTCAATAAATGTTGCTATTGATTCAGTTTCAGACGCTGAATTAGTAGAAATGAATTCAATTGTAGTTCCAGGCGTAATAAATCCAAATATTCACAAAAAAATGATTGCTGCTTGTGAAACAAGAGGCGATTCATTAGCAATCATAGATCTTGATGGCGATTATACTCCATCAACAGAAGATACAACTGCTGAGTCAGAGCGTAAACCAGACGTAAACGCAGCTGTATCATATGTAAAAGACCAATTAGCAACAAATAGCTCTTATGGTTGCACATTCTTCCCATGGGTTAAAATTAGAGATAGAAATAGCTCAAATACTGTTTGGTTACCACCATCAGTTGTTGCTCTTGGTACATTTGGTTCAACTAAGCGCTTCTCAGAAGTTTGGTTCGCCCCAGCTGGTTTCACCCGTGGCGGTCTTTCAGAAGCTCAAGCTGGCGGTTTAGCTGTTATAGATGTCGCTCAAAGATTGAACACAAAAGAAAGAGATAAGCTATATGAAACCAATATTAATCCAATAGCTAAATTCCCAGCAGAGGGTGTTGTTATCTTTGGCCAAAAGACTCTTCAAACAACTGCAAGCGCATTAGACCGTATTAATGTTCGCAGATTGATGAATTATGTTAAGAAAGAAATTAGCCGTATAGCATCAACAATTCTATTTGACCCAAATACTCAAGTAACTTGGGATCGTTTCCTTGGACAAGCAGAACCATTCCTCTCTTCAGTCCAAGCTAGATTAGGCTTAGAAGAATTTAGAATAATTCTAGATGAAACAACAACAACCCCTGATTTGATTGATAGAAATATATTGTATGCTAAGATTTTCTTAAAGCCAACCCGTGCTATTGAATTTATTGCACTAGATTTCACAATTACAAACAGCGGAGCATCTTTCAACGATTAAAAATAATTTAAACGTCTAATTAAAATAAGGAATAAAAAAGAGGAAAAATAAATGGCATCATTTTGGAATGATTCAGGTGTAGAACCAAAGAGACAGTTTAGATGGGTATTCAGCCTTGCTAACCACTTTCAAAGTGGTTGGATGATAAAATCAGTTGATAAGCCAGTTGCTACTGTTGGAGCAGCAGAACATAAATATTTTGGTCATACTTTCAAATATCCTGGTAACGTTACTTGGAACGATATTAATGTAGTGCTTGTTGATCCAGTACAACCAGACTCTGTAAATAGCTTAGCTACAATTTTAAGACAAGTTGGTTATAACCCACCAACTTCAAGAACTGCCACTCTAGAAACTATATCAAAGAAAAAATCAACAACTTCTCTAGGAAACGTCTTTATTAGACAATTAAACGCAGAAGGTTTAGCTATAGAAGAATGGAAGTTAAAAAATCCTATTATTAAATCAGCTGATTTTGGTGGTAGTTTAAGCTATGATAATGAAGGTTTAATAGAAGTTAAAATAACTTTAGCTTACGACTGGGCTCAGTTAACAAAGAGCAGCAATGGTGGTACAACTGTTACTGTAAACAGAGTAGGCCCAAATTCTACTCGTTATTGGGTAGATGGCACGTAAAAAAGAAAGGTAATATATGAGGAACCAAGATAGATTAGGCAATACTATTCAAAATACAATTGAATCAGAAATAAATGTAGGTATTTTTAATTACGTAGTACCTACTCATATCGTAGATCTACCTTCAAAGGGCTCTTATTATGGTCCAAATCATCCTCTACATGGTAAAGAGAGTGTAGAGATAAAGGAAATGACTGCAAAAGAAGAAGATATCCTTTATAATAAATCATTTCTAGATAAAGGGATTGTAATGGATAAACTATTACAATCCCTCTTTTTAGATAAATCAATAAATCCAGCGACTCTTTTAGTTATTGACAAAAATGCTTTATTAATCGCAGCCAGAATTAATGGATACGGTGCTGATTATCCAATAAATGCAGATTGTCCTTCCTGCGGTTCAAGATTTGAAACAAATGTAGATCTAAATAATTTATTAAAAATCAAAGAACCAGTACTGCAAGATGGAGTTTCCTTGCAGGAAAACGGGTTAGTTAGCATAGTTTTGCCAGTTACTAAATGGAAAGTTGAAGTAAAACCATTAACTGGTATTGATCAGGATAGATTACAAAAAATTCTTGATAGTAAGAAGAAAAATAAACTTGAAGAAAATACAATAATAGAGAGTATAAAATCTTTTGTATTTTCAATTAATGGCATAACAGATGATAATGAAATCTACAAAGCAATCGTAGGAATGCCAGCAAAAGATTCAAAATTTTTAAGAAATGTTTATACAGAATCATTTCCTAACGTAACAACTGAAACTAAAGTTGCATGTACCATTTGTACTACCGAAACGGAGATGGAGGTTCCGTTTACTTTGAACTTTTTTTGGTCTAAGTAAAGAATATATACAATCTATATATGAACAAATGTTTCTTCTAAAGTATCATGGTGGTTATAGTGTGGTAGAAACATATAATATGCCAATAGGCCTAAGACGTTGGTTTTTAGAAAGACTAATAAAACAAAAAAAAGACGAAGCAGAAGCAACAAAAAAACAACAAGCTAGCATAAAATAAAAAGATCCCAACAGAAAAACTGTTGGGATTTTTCTTTTTTACTATTTATTTATATATTTGAGGAATTTTAAATGGCAGATACCGATAAATTAGTAGAGGCAATACAGCAGCTTGTTGAAATTTTAAAAGGTAAATCAAGTGCTGGTACTAAAAGCTCTCCTATAGCAGCGGGAAAAACAGCCGAAGAACAACTAGAGGCAGAAAGAAAGGCTTATGAAAATTTAAATGATATAATAAAAGCCACGAATGATGGTAAAGAAAGACAAGCAAAATTAGATGAAAATAGATTATCTTCTTTAAATAAATATAAATCCGTTATTGAGGAAGCATTAAAAGTAGAAGTACAAACTAATGGCATAAGAAGTCCAGCAGCGCAGAGATATATTTCTGATCTTAAAACTATTAATGCAGAATTAGATAAAGAAAAAAATAGTCTAACGGAAATTAATAAAAAAACAAAAGAATTAACCGGAAATATTTTAGAGATGGGTAAGGAAACCATCAAAACTGGGTTAAATCTTAGAAATGCATTTAAACCTCAAGATATAGCTGCTGCTGTTAAAGCATTTGATGCTGTTGATGCAGCAACGGCTAAAGCAACTGGTGCTGGTAGAAGATACACTCAACAAATATTAGATAGCCAATCTTCTTTAGCTAAATACGGAGTTACATTAGAGCAAACTGGTCAGGGATATTCTAAAGCAGCAACCAATTTATTTCTATTTAATAGCAGAAGTGAAGGCTTTCAAAAGGCAATTGTTAATCAAGCTACAAGATTAGAAAAATTAGGGGTTTCACAAGAGCAATTTTATAAAAATACAAATACCATGAATGCTGTATTGGGGATGACAGCAGATAAATCAACCGAAGTCCAAGAAAATTTGGTTGGCA